AGCAACGTACTCACCAACTTTGGCGCCAATGGCAGCCATGGGGTCAGAACCTGCGGCCAGAGCAGCAAGGTCACGAGCCTCAAAGGCGCGACCACGGTGCAGGATCACGCCAACTTGCTTGTCAGCAGTGATTTTGCCAGGGGTCAGGCTGGTGGAATCAGTCAGAACTTCCAGATCGCCGGTCAGGTTGGCTTTCCAGAAGGGAACATTCACGAAATCGCCGCCTTCAGTTGCATTGAGTTCAGCCATGGGCTGAGCAACACCGCTAGCCAGAAACTGGTTTTTCTGGGTGCTTTGCTCAATGACGTAGGGCGTAAAAATTTCGGGAATGATCACATCGGAGCGAAGAGTCGCCACGGTGAAATCTCCAAAATTGTTTTACGGTGCGGGCGTAACCCAATGCGCGTCAGGCGTAACCTTCAGGCGCTAACGGTTACATATTAAGCATTGTTAGCCGCTGCTTTCAAGCGTTCGTACATATCCCGGTCAGTGCGATACAGACGGGACTGCTCGGTAAGGTTGAAATGCTCACGGCTGAATGGGTTTTTCACGCCAACGGGCGTATCACCTGAAATCGGCTTAGCACCAATCGGCGCACCACTCCCACGAGCCTGCTGCATCTTGAAGAGATAGGACCGCTCTTGCTTGAGCTTTTCCACCCATTCGCTGATTGGGATTTCGTTGTAGCCATCAATGCCCACAGGTATGCCGTCATCGTTCAGTTTCAGTTGATCGCGTACAAGACGCAGTGCATCGGACGGGTTGTGAGCACCCTGTTCAGCAAGGATGCCAATGACGCGGTTATCAAGCTGATTAACGACAACCTGTGCCTCAAGCTCGGCAATGCGTCGCTTGTAACCTTCCTCGCGTTCTTGGAATTGCTGAGCATATTGCTTCAGGGCCTCATCGTATTTGCCCTTTGACTCAAGCTCCTCCTGTTCCTTACGGCGCTTGTACTGAATCAGCTCTTCAATATCAACGCCATCTGGCACGGCAGGGGCCTTCTCCTTTGCAGCCTTGAGTTTGCCGATCAGTTCATGATTCTTGCGCTCTAACGCCTCAACACTGCGCTTCAGTGCGTCAGCGTCAGTATTGTCTGCAATCGGCGTAGCGTCCTGCAGTTGTTCTTCAGACATTGTGACCCGTAGGGTTTACCGCCAAAGTGTATAAGTAAACGATGTAATTTGCACGTCATGTCCCGTCGCGAATGGGATACACCAGTACGTGAACCGTGGAATCCTGTTATCCACCAGCTGTTGCGTGCGATTGACCTGCACACGCGGGAGTATCTAAAAACCCATGACTGCTGGCACGCAGACAACGCCAACGCATTGCGTCGGTATGTGGCCGAGCTAAAGGATCGGATACACCGCCTTGAAGGTCAGTGACTCACCATTTTGTGTTGCTTGCCCACCACGCTGCTGACATTTTGCCCTTGGCAATGTTCTTTGCGTGCCTGGCCTTAAATGATGCCCTTCGTGTTTTGTCTGATTCCGATTCTCCTTTTCGTGCTGGTGAGCCTGACACGCCCTGCTGACCGAACCTGATCAGCTTTACCTTGTCACCTTCCTTCGCCAAGACCACATGTGATTTGGTCGGATGGTTTGGCGTGCGCTTGGGCTTGTTGTAGCCCTCAAATTTTTCGCCTCGGTATTCAATCATCGTCATCCTCGTTGTCGTCTTCATCATCATCGCCAACGCAGGTGATGACTTCTACACCTTCGGCCAATCTGCCCATTAAGGCGCCAAGCCCTTCCGGCGTATTTGGCACGGGGAATAAAAACCGACCCTCAATCAAGCCATCGGCACACTTGAGGTAGGTGCAACTTCCTTCCCAGATCCGGCCTTTCATTTGCGTTTAGGCGCTTCTTTCAATTCTGATCGCTTTTTCAGAACTGGGTTACCCGTTGATTCTGATTCAATCCGCAAGACAGGATCGGCATCAGTCCCGACACGGGTTACCTTGCCGCCAGTCGGACCTTTGATGGTGGCGCGATTGCCAGCCTTGCCGGTCACAGTGCCGTAGGTGCGAGTGCCTTGATAAATCCAGCTAACACGGGAGCCGATACCGATTGCCATCACTTTTTACCTTTGGGCTTGCGTGCCTTGCCGGCCTCGCTCAGTGCAATGGCGATTGCCTGCTTACGGCTCTTGACGGTTGGGCCTTTGCCGGGGCCTGGCTTACCGCTTTTCAGTTTTCCGGCCTTGTATTCAGACATAACCTTGCCGATTTTCTTTTCCGCCTTGGTCGGTTTCTTGGCCATCGAACCATTCCGTGACTGACTCCAATTTAACGGCTAGGTCAGGCGTGAACCATCCGTGGTTTGTGTAGATGGCGTCAATCCATGTTTCACCAACCAAAGCTGACACCAAATCGCTATAAACGTAACCTTCTTTGAAATGCCTAAGCTGCGGGGTTTCCATAGCGATCCTGCAACTCTTTCAGGCTAACTTCGCTGCCGTCTTCACGCACCATTCGTGACAACGCGCCTTCGGGGCCATACTTTTTCAACAGGCGTTGGTAATACGGTTGCTTGCTGCCAAACACCTCGCGTTGAACATCAGGCTTGTTTTTAAGCCAGTTGGCGTAATTAAGGTCACCAGCGACCTGGCCATCTTTTGAGGCGCGCTTTGGTGCGCCAATGATCTGATCAGGTGGAGTTAGGCCCATACCTTCCCAGTCCACCACAGGGATTGTGGTACTGCGGCAGTTGTGAGTTAAAATGGCGTCGGCGCAATAGGTGCCGGTTTCGGTCTCAAAGTTGTAAACATGCCCGCTAAATGGCTCCCAAGTAACCCCGATGACTTGAGTTTGATCGTATCCCTCTACGACCAAGGAATTGGCATTCGTGGCATCGCGGATCGTTTCGGCGTCTCGCCACGTCCCATAGAGCGAATCATTCTGGAATCCGGGAGAACACTCAGGAATAGAAGCGAACAGCAATTTGCTCGAATGCAAAGAGCTACTGTTGCTGAGCGCAAAGCCTTGGCCGCCGCTGCTAATACTGCTAAGCGCGGTTTGCCCAACAGCGACGAAACTTTGCGACGAATAGCCGCCTCTAGGCGCCGCAGAGTCGGTCCGCTTGAAGCTGAAATTAAGCAATGTCTTGAGCAAGCCGGGGTTAACTGTGAAGAGCAGTTCCCGATTGGCAAGTACAACTGTGATCTGTTCTGCGTCTTGAGAGGAAGAAACATCGCCGTGGAAGTCTGGGGCGGCGGTTGGCACTTCTACGGCGAACACAGACGGCGATTCACCGAACGAACGGAATACATCCTCTGCAGTAATCACAGCATCGCTTTTTTCGTTGTTTGCAACACTTTTCGGTGGAATGATCAGGCTGCAAAAAACTTGCTCGCCAACATTGATGCTTTGAGCCGGCTTCCATCCGGCATTTGTGAGTACAGGATGATTTGGGGTGACTCTGAGCATGTGACCATTGGCGGTTGTGATGACATACAACTTGCCTTGATAAAACCGACGGTAAACCGCCGCGATCCCGCCACTGGTCGATACATAAGCATCACCAGGTAAACAGTTGTAATGTTGGGGCGGCAACGGACCTTTGCCGTATTCAAATTCCTGGCCATCTAGCGTGCGACAAATGGCGCTGGTACGGCTATCAAGCGTGGCCACATATTGATACTTTTGCGTGATCTTGGGGTTGGCTTTGTATACCTGCTGACTGGCAGCGTTGGCCACATCATTGACAGATGTACGCACAAGAGCCAGAACCTGATTATCAGCAAGGCTGGTCAGCTCACCACCTTTGGCCGCAAGTTGTTTGATTGTGCTGGTGGTATCACCCTGTTGCAAGCTACCGATTAAACGGCGTGCAATTTGTGGTGTCGGCTCACCAGCAAGCAGGCCATTACGAATCGCTACGCCTAATTTCTGCTGAGAGTCTTCGGCAAGTTTGGCAAATGCCTTGCGTAATACCTGCCCATTCGGCAGCGTCATCACTGCGCCATCGGCAAGATTCAAGGTGAACGGGCCTGTACCTGGCAAAACTGCTGCGTAATCTGCCGGATCAAAACGCACAACAGCCTGCGCAAAATCAGGCGTCACAGCCACGGTATTAACAGAACGGCGTGCAATCTCGCTTGCCATTACCTCGCGTCCGCCTTCAGTCAATCCACCTTCAAGTGCAAGTCGTAATTGCTGGGCGACAAAATCAGTTTCAAGCTCTGCTAGGCCCTGCAGCTGTGTGCCAAGGAAGTTAATGCTGCGGCCTGTCCATGTGTTCAGGCTTTCTTTTGTTTGGGCAAGGATGATGCGCAGCCGCTGAGCCTGAACAGAGTCTGGTGAAATGATGCCACCACCTGCTGTCGCCTCGCCAATATCAATCGCCCGCAAGTCATTTACGGCGCTGATGATCAAATCGTTATAGGCAACAATGATGCGCCTAGCGATTGCATTGCTGAAACGATTTAGATCAATGGCGTTACGGTAAATGTTGACAATAGGCTGATTGCGATCAATACGTCGCTTGTACTGCTCAATATCAAGCAGCCGTTGCGTAACACCAGATTGCGTCATTACTCAAGCACCGGGGCCTCATCCATTAACGATTCTTGCTCAATCAATGGTTCTTCGCCGGCAACATCCTCGGCACCAAGGTTTTCAGGGCCGCCCATTTCAATTAGGCCACCAGCCTGCGTAGCCTCTAGTTCTTCCTCAACGTCAAAGTCGTCGCCAAGGATTTCACCAGATGCAAGCTGATCAAGCAAGGTTTTCTGCGTGATCGTGCCAGCGGTGTAAAGCTGCAGCAGTGCCAATACCTCGGAACTTTCAAGCCGTGCGCCAATAAAGTCGCGGTTCACAAAACTTGCGCCAGCCTGAGGCAAGCCAAGGTAATCAGCGTGGAAACGTAGGCAGTTATCAACTGCGTCTTGCACCTGCTGGGCGATCACCATCATGGTTGAATCACCTTGGCTGCGATCAATCGCCTTTGCTGCTGCAGTTTCGGCGCTTAACTTTTGACCAAGGACAGCAGCTAGACCGAGTTCGTTGATCTGCGCGGCAAGCTGTTCAAGGCGACGATATTGAGCATCGAAGCTATTGCCAGCAGGCTCAATGTATTCGGCACGGCCATCAGAAGGGAAGGCAATCGCCTCACCAGGGCCTGCACTGACTTCCTCTGCACTGGTGGGGAAGCCATAGAACGCCAGCATCGGCACGGCGCTGATGTGGAGCTGGTTATCAAGATCGCTTTGGATCTGATAGGTCTTAAGGTTCAGCTCGGCAATATCTTCGAGTGGCGGGCGAGACTCAAGCAGGCCAACACGGTTGGAATAGGCCGTGGCGAAAGGAACGTAATCAAGGCTGGTGGTGCCTTCTGCAATCAGGCTATAGGCGCCTTTGGTGTCGTCTTGACGGTAAATCTGGTAACTGCCAGGACGTAGGACGCGGATCTGTTCGACGTATTTTTCGCCGTATTCACCGTCTTCTACGCAAACGATTTCACGCAGCCGCAGTTGAGTTAGCTGTTGTGCGCCATTACGAATTTCAGAGCGCCAGCCAAGAATGTCACGCGGCGTATACGTTACCCAATAAGGGCGCAGTTGATTGGCGTCTGTGATCTCGGCATCAGCATCACCACGTGGGAAATCAACAAGAATCCCAACATGGCCATATCGAACCATCTTGCGGGCTAGTTCGTAAATAAAGATGTTGAGATCGTTGCCCTGAAGATCTACATCAAACAGCTGCTCACGAATAACGTCAGGTACGTCTTCAAGTCGTACAGGCTTTCTGGTCAACATGCCAGCCAGCATCCGTTCAAGGCGCTGATAAAAAGGCGGGCAGACGCTACGGGCTAGGCGGTTGTCGTAACTTTCGTCTTGCTCGCGTGGTTCTTGCGGCAAATAACGACGATGTTTGCGACGCATCCCATAGGTGCCTTCCATCAGATCTTCAATCAAGATCCAATGCGGTTCCTGCGCAGCCCAAGAGCTATTGGGATCCTGTACCTGCGTTGCCTTGCGCGTCAGAAGCCGGTCGTAATGACGAAAGCCGGTGTACGTCATCTTTTGCGCCTAACCATGCACAAAGTCTATGGTTCTAGGTTAATCCCCAAATGATGGCTGGGCCTCCGATACCGCCACACACGGCGTTCAGCCTTACGGTTTGAACCGACCCAGCAGGATCAAAGTTTATTCGCCTTGATCAGCGCGATTAATTTCGTCGTCAAGGGCGTCGCCTGCATCGTCAAGGTCGTTGTCGTAAAGCCATTGCTGAATGACGGTGAGCATGGCTGAGGCGGCTTCGTTGAAGTCGTAAGAGCCGTTGTCTTGAACGGAATCGAAGGCGGCTTCAAGATCGTGCCAGAGGGGTGCAGACATGAGAAAAAGCACAGCCCGATGCCAAGGCAGAGCGGGAACGATTCAAGGGTAGCGGCAAAAGAAAAGGCCCCCGAAGGGGCCGGGTGATCAGCAACCGGCAGGACCAAGACGGTAGCCGGGAGAAGAAATCATGAACTCATCGTTCCACTGCAGATCCTTCACCTGCACCGGCGCTGCGGTGTAATACTGAATCGCGCAGACAGTGACGTGCACTTCGTCACGAT